CGACCTCCCCCAAGGCGGACTTGAGCTTGCCGACCGCGGCATTGACCGCCTCGATCCCGCGGCCCACCGCTTCCTGCGTCCCCTGGCGCACGGCATTGAGCCGTTGCGCGAGCGACTCCGCCGTGTCGCCGGCCGCGGTCATCGCCTGCTGCGCGGCCGCGGTACCGCGGGCGGCATCCGCCTGCAGCTCGCCGAAGATCTGTCGCATCTCGGTCAGCCGCGCCTGATGCCGCTGGGTCGCTGCGGCGATGGTGTCGGCGGTGAAGAGCGCCGCGAAGGCTTCCCAACCGTAGCGCAGGTGTTCGATCCCGGTCAGCAGCCCTTGCACCATGAGCATCCCGGCCTGCCGGACCACCGCGAACTTCTCCTGCAGCCAGGTGCCGATCTCCCAGCCGATCAGGAACGCGCTCAACACCCCGAACGCCGCCTTGAGCACCCCGACGCTGACCACGGCCGCCGACACGGAGAGATTCACCGTCGCCCACGCCGCCGCGGTGGCGTTCGCTGCGGCGATCCCGGCCGCGGCTACGGTCTGCCAGCCGGTCACCAGCGCCGGCAGCAGCCGGTAGACCAACACCCCGAGCCCGATCTCGGCCAGCTTGGTCAACACCGCCAGGACGGTACCGAGATGCTCGCCCAGCGTCGTCAGCGCTGCCGCCAGCTTCGCCGTCGCGCCGGTCGCGCTGTCGACCTGGTGCAACCACTGGCCGAAGGCGTTCTGCAGCCGGGTGAAGGCCTGCCCCACAGTCTGCGGCAGTTGTGCGTACTCGGCGGCGAGCTTCTCCTTCTGGCTCATCAGCGCGTTGACGACGACATCCGCCGTGAGCCGCCCCTCCTCGGCGAGCTTGCGCAGCCGGCCGATCGGCACGTTGAGCCCGTCGGCCAGGGCCTGCGCCAGGCGCGGGCTGTTCTCGACCACCGAGTTGAACTCCTCGCCCCGCAGCACGCCGGCCGCGAGCGCCTGGCCGAACTGCAGCAGCGAGGCCTGCGCCTCGGTCGCCGAGGCGCCGGAGATGCGCAGCGCCTGGGCGATGCTCTCGGTGATGGTCAGCGCTTCTTTCTGCTCGCCGCCGAGTTGCCGCACCGCCTGCTGCAGCTTGCCGTAGAGCTTCGCCGTCTCCTCCAGCGGCACCCCGATGCGCTGGGCGATGGCGAGCAGTTCCTGCTGCGCGGTGGCGAATTCGCGTTGCCCCGCGGTGGCGAGCCGCAACCGCGCCGCCATGCTGTTCCAGGCGTCGGCGACGGCGATCACTTCCTGGGCCTTGCCCACCGCCCAGTTGACGCTGACGAAGGCCAGCAGCTGGCCCTTGGCGCGCTGGATCTGCTCGCCGAAGGCGGAGACCCCCGCCTTGACCTCGGCCAGGCCGGCGGCGGCCTTGTCGCCGGCGGTCTTCGCGGACGCGGCGAGTTCCCCCAGGCTGCGCTCGGCATTGGCGAGCGTACTGCGGAGCCCCGCGTCGGCACCGTCGAGCGCGACGAGGATGGAGATGCGCTGTGTCATGCTTCAGTCCAGGGTGCGGAGCTGCCGCTCCACCGCTACCGCCAGCCGCGGCACCCGGCCCACCACCAGCCGGGCGATGTCGAGCCGCTTCTTCAACGTGACCTTGGGCACGAGGACCGCGATCGGGATGTCGGCACCGCGCTTCAAGCGCTTGATGCCCTCCGCCTTGCGGTAGCGACGCTTGAAGCCGCGCAGAGGTTGGTCGTGCTCTTTGATGTTCTCGGCCATCAGCACCACGTGGCCCTTGGCGTTCTTGACGAAGTAGGCGTTGCCGCCGCGCAGCAGCTCCGCCACCTGCGCCTTGAACGCTTTGCGCCCCACCCGCCCGTGCAGCGGGATCAGCATCTTCCCGTTGATGGTGCCACCGGTCTCGTGCATGCCCGCCCACGGAATGCGCGAGCCGACGTAGAGCGCCGGCAAGCGCCGCGAATCCCGGGTCAGGACCTTGGCGGTGAAGCCGGTGAGGAACGACTTCTTCACCACCTTCAACTGCCCGGCGACGTGATTGCGCACGTCCTGTCTGAGCTCATTGGCCTCGCTGGCCAGCGCCCGCGCGACCACCTGCCGCACCTGCGCGCGGAACTCGCCGCCCCAGCGGCGCAGTTGCGCCTGGGCCGCCGCGCTATCGAGACGAAGGCGGATCTTCATGCGCAGACGGCACGCTGGGCGTGATCGGTCAGGCGGTCGAGGGTTTGGTCGAGCTGCCGCGGGTCACCGCGGGTGCCGATGGCCACCAGCGACAAGAGCCGCGCATCGCGCGCCGCCTCCTCCCGGCCGATGGCAGCGGTGAACCCGCGCACCTGGGCCAGGGTGTAGTCGAGGAGGTCGGGGAAGCGATGGCCGTGCGCGATCAGCCGCTGGACGAGGTCGAACCAGGCACTGGCGTGCGGCCGGCCGCGGAGGTCGGCGCCAATGCCTGCGCCCGGGCGAACAGCGTTTCGAGCTGCGGCAGCACCGCCCGGGTAAAAAAATCGGCGTTGACCTCGATCACCTGCGCTGCCAGCCGGATCGCGTCGTCGGCCCCGAGCTCGTCGACCCAGGTGCGCGGCTTGCCCACCGCGATGGCGATCGCCGAGAGGAGATCGTGGCCGCGTTCCCCGAAGAGCTGCAGCCAGTCGATCTCGGGGGCGGATAGTTGCTGCACCACCGGGCCGATGGCGCGCAGGAAGGCCGGCATCTGCCCGACCTTCAACGGCCTGAGGGCGAGCACCTCGCCGGCGATGGTCAGTTCGACCGCTTGCGGGATCAGGGTGTCCAGTTCCGTCATCACGCCCCCGTCACCTGGACGATGCGACCGAATTGGCCGAGCAGCGCATCGCTCGGCTTGGTGGCGTCCGCCAGCAATGCGCCTTCCAGCTCGAACTTGTTGTAGTCGTCGGAGATGAAGGAGATCTCCTTCAGCGGATCGAACGCCACCCGGTAGAGCTCGACCAGCACCTTGGCGTTGCCCTGCGCGGTGTTGAGCCCTTCCAGGCGCAGGTAACGCTCCGGCAGCGCCTGGGTGAAGATGCCGACGTCGGTGACGGCGCCGTAGCTGTAGCTGGCGGTGAACGGCGCCACGTAGGCCACCGGCGGCTCGTCGCCGTCGTCGAGGCGCAGCCACTGCACGGCGCCGAAGTCGAGGTCGGCGGTGTAGTCGACGCCCGGCACAAGGGTCACCGGCGTGGCGCTGCTGTCCTTGACCACCAGGCTGGAGACTTTCGGGTGGGCGAGGAAGTAGCGATCGCCGATGACCGGCAACGCGCCGCCGACCGGTTCGCCGGTCACCGTGCCGCCGCTGCCGGTGACGTGGTTGCCGTACAGGGCCAGCGCCAGATTCTCCTTGGTGAACTCCTCGATGGTGAGGGTCACCGTGGCCGACTTCTGCTTCACCATCCGGTGATCCAGCGTGCGCTGGCCGGTCTGGCTCTCGTAGTGCTCGAGCACGTCGGTCTTGAGCGCGAGCTTCAACTCGGCGACATTGCCGGGCGAGCGGACTGCGATCGGGAGGCCACTCCCATCACGCTGGCCGAGATAGACGCGGCCCTGAAACGAGGCATAGGTACTCATCGGGGATTTCCTTGCAGGGAAGAACTTGGCTGCGGGGAACGCTCAGCCCGGGGCCGCGAGGTCGCGGGCGAGCGTCCGGTAGGTGATGCGGTAGCGGGCAGGAAGGGCAGCGGCCACCGCATCGGCGTCCTCCACCTCCCACTCGCACTCGAGCTCGCGGATGCCGAGCGTCAGGCCGCCGAGATTGCCGTCGGCCAGCAAGGCGGCGTGGGCAGCGGTCAGCAACTGGTCGGCTACCGTTTCCGCCACCACCGGCGGCACCGCCCGCGCCAGGGCGACCAGGCGGACGACCAGTTCCCGGGTGACCCGGTCGTTCGCCCGCTCGACGATCGCTTCGGCCTCCGGAAACAGCACCAGCGCCGGACACTGCGCGCGGGTCAGCGCCACCGTCGGCGAACGATGCAACGTGGCGCCGTGCGCCGTGGCGATGGGGCGCAGGCGGGCCAGCAGCGCCTGCAGGATCTGCTCGCGGATGGAAGAGCCCGGCATGCTGCTACTGCCGGCTCAGCGTCGCCTGGCGTTCAGAGCCATCGCCCACCGCCCGTACGTCGCGCACCTGATAGCGCACGCCAGCGATCTCGACCGCATCGCCACCGGCGATGCCGGCGAACACCCGGGCCGGGAAGCTGATGACCGTCTGCGTCGACAGGGCGAGCTCACCCAGCACCGACTCGTCCGGCGCGCGCAGGCCCACCAGGTCGGACACCGGCGGCCGGCCGTCCGCAGGATGCCAGGTGCACTGCTGCAGGAAGCCGGCATGCGCCGCCGCGGCATAGAGGACGTCGATGAGCGCCATCAGCTGGCGGTGAGCCGCACCAGCAGCGCCGGCCGGTGGCAGATCGGCAGCGGGTTGGATTGGGTGTGCAGATCCGTTCCCCGGTCGAACTTGCGCGGTTCCTGCTTGGCGTAGAGCGGCTGGCCCAGGGTGTTGACCGTCTCGTTGAAGTCCGCCGGGGCGAAGTAGGTGGCGAAGGTGTCGATGGTGCCCAGCGGGAAGGCGTGGGCTTCGCCCTCGGCGATGAAGCGCTGGCTGGTGTAGCCGCCGTTGCCGTCGCTGGTGCTCGCCTCGCCGGCGTATTCCTCGAAGGTCACCCCGGCGAAGGGGAAGCCCGCGCGCATGTCCGAGCGCAGTGCCTGCCCGTCCTGCCACAGCTGATACGCCGCCTTGACGCTGGCGTGATTGACCAGGGCGGAGAAGAACTCCGGCGACACCAGCACCTGGATGGTGCTCATCCGCTCCCCGGCCAGGTTCTTGGTGAGATAGCGCTTGAGCTCCAGGCACTTGTCGAGCACGCTGGTGGTGTCGACGTTGAGCTTGAAGTTGATCGTCTTCGGCGTGATCTTGAACTCGGTGTACAGATTGACGAGTTCGGAACCGTCGGCGTCGCTGACGATGCCCTTGAGCGCCCCCATGCGCAGGTACTCGAGCGTGGCCGCGTGCTTGGCCCGCATCGAGTCCAGATGCTCGGCCAGCACCGCGGCGATCGAGGCGAACTCGCTCTCGCTGCCGAAGGCGCGCAGGCCCTGCACTTCCTCCGGCAGCACCACGTCGTCGTGCGGGATGTGCGGGATGACGAAGCTGCGCAGGGTGCGCTTGCCGCGGATGCCCACCGTGCCGGGCGAGCCGACCGGACGGCTGGGTAGGAGCGTCAGCACCCCGGCCTTCTCCTCGACCACCACGGTGCGGGTGCGCACCGGCCGGGGATTGAACAGGCCCAGTTCTTCCAGCCGGCCATAGCGGTTGGGCAGCAGGTTGATGGCCGCGGTGAGCGAGGCCATGCCGAAGGCGGGATTGGCAAACGGATTGTTGAGGGGCATGGGCTACTCCGTTACACGCCGTGGCGCACGAGCACGCCCAGGGCTTTGAGTTGCAGGACGGCGGTGGCCTTCTCGCCGGCGGTGATGCCGGTCGGCCAGGTCAGCGCGTGGTCGGCGACGATGGCGT